CGACGGCGCTGGTCACCTGGCGGCAGCACGTCGTGCCCGAGGCGCTGGCGGCCGGGCTGGTCACCTTCTACGGCGGCAGCGCGGAGGAGCCGGCGCAGTACCGGTACGGCAACGGCAGCCGCGTGATGATCGGCGGGATGAACAAGCCGAGCCGGATCATGTCCACCGAGTACGACATGATCTACGTACAGGAGGCCGTCGAGCTCACCCCGGACGACTGGGAGGCGCTGACCACCCGGCTCCGCAACGGGGTGATGAGCTTCCAGCAGTTGATCGCGGACACGAACCCGGACCGGCCGACGCACTGGCTGGCCGAGCGGTGCGCGTCCGGCGCGACCCGGCAGGTCGAGTCCCGGCACACCGACAACCCGCGGATCTACGACGACGTGACCGACCTCGCACCGGCGCCCGGGGACGTCGAGTCGCACGAGCGGCGGTACCGGCTGACCGAGTTCGGCGCCGCCTACATGGCCCGACTGGACAGCCTCACGGGGGTGCGCCGGCTGCGGCTGCGGGACGGGAAGTGGGTCGCGGCCGAGGGGATCATCTACGAGGAGTATGACCCGGCCGTTCACCTGATCCCGCCGTTCGGCATCCCGGCGGACTGGGCTCGGTACTGGTCGGTGGACTTCGGCTACCGGCACCCGTTCGTCCTGCAGATGTGGGCCGAGGGCCCGGACGGGGACCTGTACCGCTACCGGGAGCTGTTCGGCACTCAGCGCACGGTGGACGAGTGGGCGACCGCGGCGCTGGAGCAGGTCGCCGAGCGGGCTGGGCCGGGCTGGCGCTGGACGGAGCCGAGGCCGGCCGCGATCATCTGCGACCACGACGCGGAGAACCGGGCCACCTTCGAAAGGTGCGTCGGGCAGTCCACCCGGGCGGCGGACAAGCGGGTCAACGCGGGCATCGACGCGGTAAAAGTTAGGCTCCGTGATCGGCGTCTCTACCTGTTCCGGGGCGCGAGGGTGCATGCTGACCCTGACCTACTCGAGGCGCACCGCCCGTCGTGCACCGAGGAGGAGATCTCCGGCTACGTCTGGGATGCCCGCCGGGAGTCTCCTGTGAAGGAGATGGACGACGGGTGCGACGCGCTGCGGTACATGGTGACGTACCGGGATCTGGGCGGTCGCAGCTCGATCCGGTTCTAGGTCTGGCCGCCGCTCCGCTGCCCCGCCGCCGTTCCCTGCTCGGCTTGGCCCTGGCCCGAGTCAAGGCGGTGCCATGGTCGGTGGCGGCCCGCGCCCGGCCGTACGTCATGCCGGGTGCCGGGCTGGCCAGCTTCACCGTCGGCGCGTTCACCTGGTCCACGGTGGCCGGCTGGATGGCGCTCGGCGCGGCCCTGTTCGCGCTGGACTGGTACGGCGACCGGGCCGGATCCTCGTGAGCTTCGTCGGGGCGGTCGCGGCCAGCGTGCGCAACGCCGCGCCCGTCCCGTACTCCCAGCCGGCGCCGCTGGGTATCTGGTCCTCGATGCTGGCCCGGACCTCGATGACCGCGCAACTGGCCGCGATGGGCAACGTCAGCACCCTGTTCGCCGTGGTGTCCGCCATCGCCGAGTCCACCGCAGCGCAAGAGTGGTACCTGGAGCGGGTGGTCCCGGACGGCCGGCGCACCTTCGGCCCGATGGAGCCGGCCCGGACGCAGATCGTCAAGCACCCGGCGCTGGACCTGTGGCAGACCCCGAATCCGTTCTACTCCCGGTATGACCTCGTCGAGACCTCCACCCAGCATCTGAAGCTGACCGGCGAGGCATGGTGGGTGCTGGCCACCGACCCGCGGGCGCCGGCCCTGCCGCTGGAGATCTGGCCGGTGCGCCCGGACCGGATGGCCCCGGTGCCGCACCCGACGGAGTTCATCTCCGGGTACGTCTACACCGCCCCGGACGGCGAGCGGGTGCCGCTGGAGTTGTCCCAGGTGATCCAGGTCAAGACGCCGAACCCCTTGGATCCGTACCGCGGCATGGGCCCGGTGCAGGCCCTGCTGGCAGACCTGGACAGCGTGCGCTACAGCGCCGAGTGGAACCGCCGGTTCTTCCTCAATGACGCCACCCCCGGCGGCATCATCGAGATGGACGACAGCCTCCCGGACTCCGAGTTCGAGAAGATGAAGGCCCGCTGGTATGAGAACCACCGGGGCGTCGGCAACGCACACCGGGTGGCGTTCCTGGAGCGGGCGCACTGGAAAGACCGCCAGTTCACCATGCGGGACATGCAGTTCACCGAGCTGCGCAGCCTGAGCCGGGACATCATCCGCGAGGCGTTCCGGGTGCACAAGTCCACCCTCGGCCAGAGCGACGACGTGAACCGGGCCAACGCCGAGGCGGCCGACTACCAGCTGGCGAAGTGGAACGTGGAGCCGACGCTGGAGCGGTTCCGGGGCGCGCTGAACAGCCGGCTGCTGCCCCGTTACGCCGCGAACTCCCCGGTGCTGTTCGGGTTCGAGTCCCCGGTGCCGGAGGACGAGGCGGCCGAGAACGCGGAGCTGACCGCGAAGACGGGCGCCTACAAGACGCTGATCGACGCCGGGGTGGACCCGATGGACGCGGCCATGACCTGTGGCCTGCCGCCGATGAAGTCCGCGCCGAAGCCGAAGCCCGCCCCCGTACCGCCGGCCCTGCCGGTGCCGGACCCGGAGCAGGCGGACGCCCGGCTCAACGGCCATCACAAGCCGACTGGAGAGGTGGTGCGGGCATGAACGGAATCACCGTGCCGGGCCTGGAGGACTACCTGGCCCGCCGCGACGCAGCCCGGCCGCGGGCGGTCGCTCGGACCGAGTCCTGGTACCGGATCGAGAATGCCGACGGCGGGGACACCGCCACGATCACGATCTACGACGAGATCGGGTGGTTCGGCACCACAGCCCGGGAGTTCATCGACGAGCTGGCGGCCATCGATGCGGCCAGCCTGGACGTCCACCTCAATACCCCCGGTGGCGAGGTGTGGGACGGCGTGGCGATCTACAACGCGTTGATGCAGCACCCGGCCACGGTGACGACCACGGTGGACAGCCTGGCCGCGAGCATCGGCAGCCTCATCGCTCAGGCCGGCGACAACCGGGTGATGGCCAAGGCGTCCCAGATGATGGTCCACGACCCGAAGGCGGGCGCGTTCGGTGGTGCCGCCGAACTGCGCAAGGGCGCCGAGATGCTGGATCAGGTGACGAAGATGATCGCGACCGTCTATGCCGACCGGGGGGGCGGCACGGTGGCGTTCTGGCGGGCCGCGATGACCGCTGAGTCCTGGTATTCGGCCGAGGAGGCCAAGCGCGCCGGGCTGGCCGACGCGGTCTACGGCGACGCGCCGGCCGAGGCTGTGGCCGCGTCCTGGGACCTGTCCACGTTCCGGCACACCGACCGCCGCAAGGCGTCCGCCCCGCCGATGCCCGCGGCCCGCGCCGTCGCCCGCGCGGGCGACTTCCGCTGGGATCCCGAAGTCTTCCGCACGGCCCTGAAGGAGGCATTCAAGTGACGCAGACCATCCCGACGTCTCCGGCCGAGCTGGAGGAAATGCTCACCGAGCCGGATCGGATGAAGGACGTCTTCAACGACCCGAAGGCGCTGACCGACTTCATCCGTTCCTACGCCAAGAACGTCTACGACCGGGACGCCGAACTGGTGGCGCAGGTCAAGGAGCAGACCGAGGCGACGCTGGCGCAGTGGCTCCGGGACAACCCGAACGCCGAGGTCGGCCGGCTGAACCTGAACCCGCTGACCGGGCCGAACAACCGCTACTCGCCGCTGCACAACAAGCGCGCGATCGGCGCCCCGCTGGACGGCAAGTTCGACGACCTGCAGGACTTCCTGTCGGTGATCTGGGACAAGGCCAACCTGACCAGTGAGCAGCTGGCCAAGAAGCAGATGATCCTCAACTACCAGGAGAAGGTCCCGTCCGAGGGCGGCTTCCTGGTCCCGGAGGAGTTCCGGGCCGAGATCCTGCGGCTGTCGCTGGAGACCTCGATCGTCCGGCCGCGGGCGCGGGTGATCCCGATGGGGTCGCAGACGCTGCGGTTCCCGGCGATCGACGACACCACCCACGCGTCCAGCGTGTACGGCGGGATCATCGTCTACCGCACCGAGGAGGGTGGCGAGCTGACCGAGTCGGCCGCCAGCTTCGGCTCGATCAAGCTAGACGCGAGCAAGCAGACCGCGCTGGCGCACATCACGAACGAGCTGCTGCGGGACTCGGCCGGCGGGGCGGGGATCTTCTTCACCGAGATCGTGCCCGAGGCGTTCGCGTGGTTCGAGGACGTGGACTTCCTGACCGGCAACGGCGCCGGCGTGCCGCTCGGCGCGCTGTCGGTGGCCGGCAACACCGCGCTGGTCGCGGTGTCCGGTGAGACCGGCCAGACGGCGACCACGATCGTGTGGGAGAACGTGCTCCGGATGTACGCCCGGATGCTGCCCTCCAGCCTGGATCGGGCGGTCTGGATCGCGAGCCCGGACACCTTCTTCGAGCTGGCCACGATGGCGCTGAGCGTGGGCACCGGCGGCTCGGCGGTGTGGCTCGTGGACGGCACCGGCTCGCCCCGGCTGATGCTGCTGGGCCGGCCGGTCATCATGAGCGAGAAGGCCCCGGCCGTGATGGGCACCCAGGGTGACCTCTCGTTCGTGGACTTCGGGATGTACCTGATCGGCGACCGTCAGAACATGACGATCGAGTCGAGCCCGCACGTGAAGTTCACCTCGGACAAGACGACGTTCCGGTGCATCGCCCGCAACGACGGCCGCCCGTGGCTGCAGTCCCCGATCACCCCGCACAACGGCTCCGCAACCCTGTCGCCGTTCGTCCAGCTCGCGACCAGGAGCTGATCGTGGCCACCGTGACAGCGAAGGTCGTCTGCCGACAGAAGGTGGAGACCAACCTAGGCGAGCATCAGCGGCAGGCCCTGGTGGAGTTCGCGCCGGACTACGGCGATGGACGAAACGCCGAATGGGCTGCCGCCACGCCGCATCTGACGCTGTCGATGACGGTGAACGGCGCGGCGGCCACCGAGTTCGAGCCGGACGCCCGCTACACCCTGACTTTCACCCGGGAGGACTCATGACCCGCCCGGACGGCCCGACCTGCGCCCGGTGTGCCTCGGGGGTGTGCTGTGCGTGCGGCTCGAGGATCTGTCTGCGGATGTCAGCCGCGGCGCAGGCCCGCCACGACGCGGATCAGGTGCGGGCCGTCCGGCACTTCGCCAACCCGGCCACGTTCGGCCGCTCGGCCCCGGGTGGCCGGGCACCGGACCTGGCCGGCCGATGCGGCACGCTCCGCACCGCACGACCGCACTCTCGCCCGAGCGGCGGCCAGCAGGGTCGCGGCGGTAGGGCCAACCGCGCCGGCAGTCACGCCCCGGCGGGAGAGTAGATACCCATGTTCATGCAGGGACTCGGACGAATCTTCGACCTGTCCACCGCCGTCGTGCCGGTGGACCTCAACACCGCCGACGCGGCCACCGGCAAGCGCATCTCGATGGCTAACGCGTCCGGCCTGACGATCATCCTGCACACCCTGGCCGGCGGCGCCGACGACCTCGTCATCGACGTCCAGCAGCACACTGCCTACGTCAACGGCACCAGTGCCGACCTGGACTCGACCGCGGTCGCGTCCTCCACCGGGATCACCCAGTTCCACATCAAGGCCGAGACCGCGCTGGACGGCGACGAGGCTTGGGTCAAGGTGAGCCAGGCCGAGGCGTCGGAGTGCACGGTCGTGGGAGCGACGTACGGCGCGATGCAGAAGCTGGTCGCGGTCTACGTTTCGGCGGCCCAGCTCGGTGACGGGTACTCCCACCTGTCCGCCAACCTGGCGTGCACCACGTCCACCTCGCAACTGGTGACGGTGCTCTACCTGCTGCACGACCTCGCGGTGCAGCGCAACCCGGTCAACATGGCCAACGCGCTGCGCCCCGGCGCGGCGAACGTCTGAGGAGGCGAGATGTCTGTCCTGCTGGATGCGAACGCCTTCCGGAAGGCCACGCTCGGGCTCGGCCCGGTCAGCAAGTCCACCGGCACCCTGGCCGCGACCACGATCGCGTTGTTCACCGTGGCCGTGGGCCAGGTCATGGTCACCGCGATGTGGGGTGTGGTCACAACCTCGATCACGGTGGCGAACTCCTACAAGCTCCAGCTCAACCCGACCACCGGCGACACGCAGGATCTGTGCGCGGCCACCGACATCGGGACCTCCGACACCCTGGCCGGGGACATCCTGCAGTTCGGGCTGGCCACGACCACGGCCCCGCCGAAGCTGATCAGCGTCGGCTACGGCACGGCCATGCTGAACAGCGTGCTGACCATCGGCCAGATCGAGTCCGTCTCGGCCGGCACCGACGGCGTGATCACGTGGTACGCATGCTGGGTGCCGCTGGTTGACGGCGCGACGCTGGTCGCGGCCTGAGAGGAGATCATCATGGGTGACTTCGTGTGCACGGATGAGAGCCTGACCGACGAGGAGCGCTTCGAGCTCAAGTGGGGCGAGCGGCTGGCGGCCGGGCGCAGGGCGAAGGCCGGGCCGACCAAGGCGACCGCGGTGGCCAAGGTCGAGGACAAGCCGGTGCCGGCTAAGGCGTCGGGTCGCTGATGCCCTGGGAGCAGCTGCTGGAGGTCTACGAGCTGGACGAGTTCGAGCGGGCCAACCCGCCGCAGCAGTCCTGCCCGAACGACGGCGAGCCGTACAAGGTCGGCCCGGACGGCATGCTGTTCTGCCCCAACGACGGCTACCGTCCGGACGCCTGGACGCAGCCGCCCGGCGTGCTGCCGTGACCGTCCGGGCGGGCGAGTTCGGGTTGCAACGGGGGACCGGATGGGCGATGTGGTGCGTCCGGCTCGGCACCCGCTCCCGGTACGGCCACGCCTGCCTGGCGGTCACCGAAGAGGACCCGGACGGCTACCTGCAGATCGTGGAGGCCATGCCCGAGGGTGTCCGCACCCGCCGGTCCCGGACCGACGAGTGGGCGTGGTCGCACCTGGACCTGTCCGACGAGCAGCGGTGGGCGGTCGCGGCCGGCGCGCTGACCGACGTCGGCAAGCCCTACGACTGGCCGTCGATCGCCGGGTTCATCATCCGCCGGTTCTGGGCGCGGTTCACCGGCCAGTCCAAGGACCACCCGGACGACCACCTGATGTGCTCGGAGGAAGTGGTCTGGCGGCATCTGGTCAGCTCCGGCCTGGACATGTTCCCCGGCCGGGCACCGAACACGGTCAGCCCCGGCGACCTCGCCCAGTACGACGTCGAGCACTGAGCCGGTGTCCGGTCGAGGGGGGCTGGACTACCCGCCGTGCCCCGAGCGGGCGGGGCTGGAGCAGGACGATCCGCGCGGACCGCGCCAGCGGATGTGCTGCCGCTGCGGTCGGGTAACCGGCCGGATGGACCATGCCCGGCTGCCGTGGTGCGGCGGAGAATGGGCACCATGACGATCCTCGCGGAAGCGGCCACGGCACCGTCGTGGGCGGGGATCATCACCGCGGTCACGTCGCTGGTCATCGCGGTCGGCGGTGCCATCACCGCCGTCAGCATGGCGCTGACACGCCGCCGCGCATCCCGGCGGCTGGACGCCTACCAGCAGGACACCACCTCGCGGCTGCGGGTGATCCACGGTCTAGTCAACTCCACGCTGACCGCGTCCATGCAGTCCGACCTCGACGCCAGCCGGCGGGAACTGCTGATCACCCGGGAGGTGGCGCAGTTGCGGTCCGACGCCGGGCAGCCGGTGCCGGCCGGGTTCACCGCCGCGGTGGACGCGCTGGAGCGGAAGATCGCCGCGCTGACCCTGGCCATGCAGGACCGGCTGGACCAGGCCGCCGCGATGGACCGGCAGATGCTCGCGGACAGCCCCGCGGGCTGACCGGGCGGTAGGCTCCGGGGTGTGAAGATCGAAATACCGATCGACGCTCCGGAGCTGCCAGCGATGCAGGCCCAGCTCTCACTCATGCAGGCGCAACTGGCCGACCTGCGCACCCAAATGGAGAGGTTGATCAGCATGGCTCAGCTCACTCAGGCGCAGATCGACGCACTGGCCACCGCGATCAGTACCGCCGTGGCGAACATCCGCGCCGACATCGAGGCGCTCAAGGCGCAGATCCCGCCGGACGTGGACACCTCCGCGCTGGACGCCAGCGTGCAGGCGCTGGCCGACCTGGACGTGGAGAACCCGCCGACCCCGTGAGCTAGGATCCTCCGGCCGGCGTGCGAATTCCGGGATCCCCGCACGCCGGACCACTACACCCCGGGCCAGCGAAG